ATGTGCCCGTGGTAGGTCCAGCCGTCCTCCCGGTAGACCACGCCGATGTGGCCGTCGTCGTCCCAGTAGTAGCCGTCCAGCTCCACGTCATTGTCGGTGTCCGTGATCTTGCTGATCTTTCGTATGGGGTACTGCTCCAGGACAAGCCGCTGCGTCCCAGGGGCGATGTAGCTCTCCCGGTAGTCCTTGCGGCCCAGCTTCCGGCCTAGCGTGGTTTCCAACCACGCAGATGCGGCGTTGATGAGCTGAGACAGAGCCGCGTCCTGCTGCGGGTCCTCAGTCTCCAGGTCGATGCCCATAAAGACCTTGACAGCCTCCAGGGTGGTGAGGGCGTTCTCCCTCAGAGGGATTTTGAAGACGGGCTTCTCCAGCTCCACAGGGATGTCGAGCTCGACCGGCTCCACGTCATTGATGGATTTAGTTCTCATGGCAGGCCCTCCCGCTTCGTTTTAGTCAGGGGGCGGGCCCTCCCCGCCCCACTAATACTCAGTCGTCCTCGGACGGCTCCTCCGGCCTCTCAGGGCCCTTGCCGTCGGTCTTCGGCTTCTTGGGGTCCTGGCCGGGGCCAGTCTTCTTGTTGCTGCTGGGCCCGGCCTTCTTGGCGGGTGTGAACATATTAGCCATAGCGGCCTCCTTACTGGTGGGTCGGGTGGTCGGTGGCGTCGCCCAGGACCAGCGCCCCGGCCTCGCCGCCGGTGACGGTGAGCTTGACGTACTTCTTGCACCCGATCAGGTCGATGTTCAGATTGGCGACAGCCTCGGCCTCCGCCTCGTTGACGATGAGGGCGTTGCCGTCTTTATCTACCTTGTTGTCAATGAACAGGCGGGTATCGGGGACCGGCACAAAGGTCCCGTCCTCAGCGTCGGAATGCTCCACCTTGACAGTGGCGGTGACTCCAGCGGCCACTGTCACAGCCAGGACCGCGCTCTCATAGCCCAGGCGGGCGGTGACGCTCCCGCTCTCGAAGGGCAGGACGGTCACGGTGTCGAAAAGTGCTCTTTTCATGTTGGCTCCTCCTTCTTAGAACGCCTTGACGTTCTTGATATAGACAAAACTCTCAACATGGCGGACGCCAATGTCGTCGTACATGAGGGCACGGGTACCGGTGAGATTTTCCTCAAAGGCGTTGTGCTGCACACCGTCCTCATCGGTCCAGCTACCCTCCAGGGTGGTAAACGTCTCGAGGCCCATCTGATCGCCAATCATCATATCGGCCCAGTTGCCGAAGAAGATGTCGGTAAGGCCATCCTTGGTCCACGGAATCTGGTTAGTGACCGCGTAGGGAATGCCCAGGAACTTCCCGGCGTTCATCTCATCGCGATACAGATAGTCGCCAGTGGTGGTCTTGAGATTCATCAGGTATGCTTCCATGAAACTGTTGAAGGCCCAGCCGAGCGCCTGGTCGTCCACGTTCTTGCTCATCACCAGAGCCTTGATGTAGACGGGGAAATCAGCGGTCACCTTGCCTGTGGCATCTGCGTACTGAGCATCCATCTTCTTGGCATCCACGATCTCGATACCCTTGGTGTTGGCGATACCAGTGGGCTGGAACTCGCCGCCCTGGCCATACAGGCCACCCCAGTCAATGCCGAGCTGCATCCTGCGGGATAGGTCTGCGGCGAAAATTTCATCGGCACTATACTTGGTGGACATGATAAGCTCGCGGGTCTGAGGTACGATAGCTTCCAGACGGTGGGCAGACAGACGCAGGTTGCCGAAGGTGGGCTGAGTGGTCCCGATCTTGCGGGCCTCACCGCCCCACCGGGCACGAGTGCCGGACGTCATCCGGGGGATGTTGAGGTTGCCTGTCTCCAGGGGGATGGTACGGGCGCCCAGTTCCTTGATGACCGTTTTGTTGTAAAGCAACTCGATGATGTCATCAATGTAATTCTCGGGGATGAGGAAGCCGCCGTTCACGGGGTTGGTGGCGGATAGGGCCTTAAACTCCCTCTCCATCTCGGTATCATCGTAGTGCTTTTTGGCGTAGAAGGCGGCCCGCTCCGGGTCGTTCCGACCAAAGACGTCCAGGCACTTGATGGCCCGAGCAAGCTGAACCATGGGCGGGATAGTCTTCTGCTGTTTGCGGGCGCCGTTGCGGGCCCCGCCGCTCAGGAAGACGTCGGCGTACTTGCGCTGAATGGGGGCGGACCGGGCATCGGCCTTGGTCTGGCGCTTCCGGGCAAGGGCGGCTTTCCGGCGCTTGGCCTCATCGTCCGCGCCGTCCTCCTTCTCCTCGGGCTCCTCCTCGCCCTCCTTACACTCATCGTCGGGGTCATCGCTCATGCCCTCATCGGAGGTGGTGGCCAGCTCATCCAGCATGGCAGCGGCCTCCTGGAGAACTTCCTCAGCGGTGATCTCTCCGACATCCTCCTCGCCCGCCTCCTTGCGGGATTTGTGCTTCTCATCGACGGCCTGGACGGCCTGCTCGATGATCGCCATGACGTCGCCGGTGGTCACGCCCTCCAGGGGGGCGTCGCCGGACAGACCCTCGCCCTCGCCGCCCATGGCCTCCTTGACGGCGCTCTTGATGAGGTCCTTGAGCTCATCAGTCCCCATCTTCATGGACTTGGACTGCTGCTCGGGCTGCTGGCCCTTCGGGGCCTTTGCGGCAGGTGCACCCTTGCTGGTGGCCGCCTTGGTCTGACGGTTTACGGGATTTGCCATTTTGAATGTCCTCCTTGTCAAAAAAAGATTTCAATGGTCGGTTTCTGCTTGCTTGCCTCCGGCCTATGCTTCGGGAGCTCGGTGTGGCTACTGGATTTCGCTGGGTGTCCCTTGTCCTGCGCCTCCGTGATTATGCCGTCCAGCATCTTCGCGGCCTGCTTCATGGCTGCGCTGGTTTCCTTGAGGGCCTTGAGGCGGGCGGCGCTGATTTTTCGACCGGGTTTAATGTCGGTCACGAAGTCCTGTGTCATCCCTTCTACCCGGGCGGCCACCTCGTCTCCCTTGTAGTCAGTGATGACAGCCTCCTCATTCATGGCCCAGGTGACGACGCTGATTTCCCACAGCTTGACTTCCTTGAGATGTCGGATGCCCTCGGCGTCATACTCAAAGGTCACAGGGTCGTAGCCGATGGAGAGCTCACACAGAACACCATCCTGGATGAGGATTTTTACATCCTTGCCCAGTGTTGTGTCGCTGATCTTGGCCTTTATGAAAAGGCCCTTTGCATCCTCGCGGAGCTCCAGAGGTACGCCAATGGGAAGCAGCGATTCGTTGTGGCCAGACAGGATTTTTACCCTTCCGACGCCTTCGGCGATTGTCTTCGTGAAGGCTCCCGGCTCGATGATGTCGCCGCCGCTGTCGATGTTGGAGAAGACCGCACCGTACCCGGAAAACACTCCGCTCTCGGTGTCAATCTCCTCCAGCTCGAAGTCGATGGTCTTGATCTCTGTTTTTCCACCTCTGTGTTTCACTCCCCTAGATAGGGAACGTTCCCAGGCGCTTTTCCCCACGCGCCCGGAATAGTAAGACGGCGACACCCGCAGATTATTTACCGCGAGCATCGCCGTCATTGTGGGGTCGTTATTGGTGAGATTGGTCCCTCTGGCTTCCCGGCCATGCCGCAACTCGGCGTTCATCCCGTCCACCAAGGCAGAGAGGGTGAAGCCCTCCTGAGCGAAGTCAATGCCCAGGTCCCGCAGCGCCTTGGCGGCGTGGTCTTCTGTAAATATCATGGTTCACCGCCTCCTATCAGTTGTAGGTCACATAGCAATGACACTTCATGGTTTCCTTGGCCGGTCCGTCCGGGTCACAGGGATAGCGCAGGCCATTGGAGAAGCGCCCATCGATGGGGACCGTCTCCCCATCCATAGCGACGTGGTTGGGCCCTCCATTCTTGCCGTCCCTGGGATGCTTCTGCGGACGGTGACGCCAGGTCTTGGAGGCGGCGCCGGTGCTCCGCATCATGTCATAGTGACCGGTTTCCAGGGTCGTGATCGTCTCCTGATCTGCGATCAGCCGGGCCCGGCTCTTACTCTGGATTTCATGCTCCTGCATGATCTCCTGGGCCATGGCTTCCCGGCTGATGCCCGCGTCGATGCCGCTTATCACGATGCGGGCAATGTTGGCCTTGGTGGTCTGCGTGACGTGCGCGACGCGGGATGCGCCCCGGAGCTTCGCGTGGCTCAAAAGCTCGGGCCGGTCCACGCCCCGGATGCCATAGGCTTTGTAGGCCACGTCCACGCCTGCGGCATAGGTGGCTTTCCACAAAGGCTTGAAGATGTCTTCCATGATCTTTTCTTCACCGCCCCAGTCGATGAGGCCGCCCAGGAAGGACGATACCAGGGACTTTTTCTCCTCATCTCCCATGGAGCGCCACGCCTCCGCGTTCTCTACAAAATTCTCTCCCAGGTAGGGGTCCAGCACATCCCACACGGTCCAGTCGGCCTTCTGGCCACCCTCCAGTGAGGATTTCAGGCTTTCCCGCTGCTTACGGAAGAATTTCATGGTGGCAACCTCGAAACGGGCCCGGTGCTCCTTTTGAGCGGCCATGAGCAGGTTGCCGATGTTCTTGACCAGGGCCTTCTCATCGTCCGGCCCATCGTCGCCCTTGTGCTCCAGAGACAGCTTCGCCGCTGCGGCCTCCGGGACGATCTCCAGGTCGCCGCCCGTTCCGGGCTCCTCATCCCAGGTCCCACCGGGTTCCTCCATCAACTCGGCCACGACTTCGGTGGGGTCGTCGTCTGCATTGATGTAAACATCCGTCATGGTGATCTTGAAGACGTTACCTCCGCTCTCCAGAGACTCCCGGCCCAGGAGCTCTCGGGCCTCATCCTTGGTTAACAGTCCGGCATTCCAGCCGTCCAGGGCCAATCCCTTGTCAAACTCCTGGGACCGGGGGATGATGTCATCGAAATGCCATACCAGACCAGGGCCGAACAGAGGAAGGATTTGGGTGTTGATTGCCTCCTCCCGGCGCTCTAGGCGTGGGGTTAGGACGTTCTGTGCATAGATGTACTGGGCCGCGTCCGCCGTTGCCCGGTTACTGTTTTCCGTGATGCCCATAATCTCACGGGGGACACCGAAGTGCTCCAGAACGGCGTCGCGGAGAAATTTCCGGCCCTCCATCATGTCCATGTCCCGCATATTCTCGGCCAGCTTGGTGACGGTGACATCGCCGTCTATGGTGGCGATGCCGTGGCTGTTGAAGGGACCACGGAAGCGGGCCTGCCACTCCTCCCGGAAGCGCCTGCGCTGTTCGTCTGTGCTCTTGGGCATGGAGATTAAGGTCGCCGGTGTGGCGTCGTTGTAGAAGAATTTCTTCTGAAACTTTGCCGCGTACTCATCGGTTTCGATCTCATCGGCCAGCGCCTCGGCAGTGCCCAGGCCGCGCTTGTAGGGATCCAGGGGGTTTAGGTCTTTCATGTAGAAGACATCATCAACTGGGATTTGCCGGATGAGCCCACCGGTCGTCCTAATCTCATAGAATGGATGATCCAAGTATGGCGTCTGCTGAACCCAGTGTGTAGGCAAGGGCCACAATTCCACTGGGCGACCTAGGGCGTCAAACTCCATCAGGAAGTAACCCTCACCCTTGATCTCAAGGTAAATCTGGAGTAGGCGCCAACAGGCAGCGGATGTCATCTCATAGAGTGGATTCGGCCTTTTCATGAGGTACAGGAAGGGATGCTGTGTAATTTCCACTTCCTCCCCGGTGTCTTCGTCGATTCGACAGAGCTTCCCGTGGACGGTAGACAGATCGGAGGCGATACGGTCCACCACAGCCAGACGCGGATTTTTGCCGAATGTTTCAAACCACTCTCGCGTGTTCCGCTCCGGCGGGGTGGTGTAGCGGGGTATCATGATGCTTACTTCCCCGCCCCGGTACTGCCGGGCTACGCCGCGGCTATGGCGGGAGAAAATCGGCATGGTGATTCGCCTCCTTTTGGAATTATATAAGGGACCAAGTGGGCAGCAGCGGGTCATACAGGGCTAGGGCTAGGGCGTCACCCATGTCAGGGGAAGACAGGCCGCGCTTTTTCATGGCCTCCTTGCGCTCCAGCTCGATCTTGCCTGCACTGTTCACCACATACTTTCGGTTGGAAATTTGACTGATTTGCTTATCGTCCGGCCACAATTTAATGCTCTGGACACGCAGGGCCTCCCGGACCGCACCCCACATGACGCCGGTGCTGTTCTGATACTCGATAGGGTCGTCATCGCTGACAGTTCCACCCTCACCACCAAAATGGCACTCCACGATCTCCAGGGTGAAGGGCGGCGGGGTATCGTCCAGTTCTGTTCCCTCGTACTTGTCTTTCCTCCAAGCTTCGACCTCATCGACGATTTGATTCTTGAGCTCACTCAGACGATCATAAACGCCCACGCCTAGTCCATCGCAATCGATCTTCACATGGATCGCTGCCCAGGGCTGGAGGCGGGCGTATTTTTTGATGAGCTGCACTGCTTTACCGGTCAGCTCCATGGTGTCGTTGTGATGGTAAATCTCCGGCTGCTCCTGGAGCTTCTTGTCCAGCACAGGGGATAGAACACTGCTATCGTCACCGTACCGGGCGACGTCAATCCCGATGTCTACGCGCCCGGATTTCTCGATGACCGGCGCCTCGGCCTCGCTTGCCTTTTCGGCCCACTCCATCGGGATGAAACTGTCCGGCAGAGCCCTCGGAAAGTCTCCAGCCACACGGACACGGAAGACGTCGCTGTCCTCGCCGAACATGTCAATGATTTTGTCAATGAAGTCTTGATCGACCCGGCTACTGTCCCTCCCATCGACATGGATGGTGTTATATGCGCTCCGATTTTTGTGGAAGCTATCATAGAAAAAGCCAGTGATCTTCGTGGGGTTGCCACACATCACCAGCCTTGCACCCTCGGTGGACAAAGCACCGAGTACAGGCTCAAATATGTCATCGCTGACGCCGGAGGCTTCGTCGATGATGTAGAGAACGTGGTCCGCATGGAAGCCCTGGAGGGCGTCCGGCTTAACCGCCGTCCGGCCCACGGCAAACCACTCCTCGGGGTGACCACGCATATAGACTTTCTCTTTCGTCCATATCAATTCCTGAGCCAGGGCCGGGTTGCTTCTCAACCACTTGGCGATTTCGGCCCACAGAATGTCCCACAGCTGATGCTGTGTGGGAGCAGTACAGGGAATCTTGGGATAGGGACGCGTGATCAAAAACCAGATTGCCAGCCAACTTTCAACAGCGCTCTTACCGATGCCATGACCAGAGCGCACAGTCGTCATAGGATAATTGGCAACGCTGTTCAGAATATCCTTCTGGTGCCGATCTGGCCGGGCCTTGATAACATCCTCCACAAAGTCCACGGGATAGTCCGCATAGTAGAGAATGGCGTCACTCGTCAGATTCACCACTCTGCCTCCTCTCCCACGCTTCGGAGATCACATCGGCCAAGGTGGACGCACTCCCCACGTTATCCTTGCGCGGGTCACTCTCTTGGACAATCTCCATCCGGTTCTCGCGCTCCAGTTTCGTTGCCTCTCTGAGCATGGCTACCAAAACCTTCGGGTCGATGTCCTGGGGTTTTGTCTCGGCCAAGGCAGCCAACGCCTTGTCCTGTAATTGTAGGGCTATGGAGATATGGCGTTCAGCCATTCTCTTTTTCTTTTTAACCGCAGCGGCGTGGGCTCTCCTCTGGATGTCGGTGTCATAGGCGACGGCTCTCTCGACCCATCGGTAGGTTGCGCTCCATCTACTGATTAGCTGCCTACTTTTTGCCAACTTTTTGCCTACTGCCTGTTGGCTCCTCTCGTCTCCTAATTCCAGGTAAACCATGAACGCTTCATACGCCTTCGCGCTCTCACCCTCTTGACGATCCCATGGGTTGGTATCGTTGCGCTTCGACATTCCGGTTTACCCTCCTTCCGGAGCAGGGAGCCATCACTTAACGGCTATCCACCCGCAGAAATTCAGGCAGCGCCAGAACATCCCGATCTCGCGGAAACCGGCTGTCCGTAACATATCCACATTCCATTCAGGCTTGAGTGGAGACAGTACATTTTCTAGGCTCCGCCGTTTCTCCATAATTTGCTCTTCCGTGTAGCCGTTCTCCCTTTTCATGTCATAATACAAATCTACCATAAGCTCATCCAGGTTTTCGCTCACGATCTTTTCGACCATGATGAGCGCCCCACCGGTGACCAACCCTTCGTAAATGTCGGAAAGCATCTTCTGCCGGTACGATGTGGGCATGAACTGGAGGGATAGCACCGACAGGACCAGGCTCGCGGGTTCCTGGAGGGGAAGATGCTCCCAAAGGTTTCCTTCCTCTACGATAACACCTGGCTCTTTGAGGAAGCGTTTTCGGGATGCCTTCACCATGGCCGGGGAGCTATCGATTAGCAGAAAATCGTTTTGATACCGGAACTTCTCCACGAACGGCTCCACGGCAAGGCCGGTGCTGCACCCAACATCCACAATCAGGGTGTCGGGCTGGATAAACCGCTCTCCGGCCTTATAAGTCAGCGCCGCATGGATGCCGTGAAACTGGCAAAGCA